GGTTGTGCTCGTTGTTGAACGAACGGATGTACTGTGTCACGTCCTCGTGACGGATTACTACACGCTGGACGCAACCACGACGGGCTTCCCGGTCTACAAGACGTATCTTTTCGGCGAAGGTGCTTTCCTGTCTGCCGATAAGACCAACTACGAGAACCAGTATACGACCAATTACGACCCGCAGACGGCGGCGGGCACTGACCTGTTCTATACCAAGCAGGGCAAGGTTCTCCACCCGAACGGCCTTTCCCTCGCGGTGGACAATATTGCCAAGGAATCCCCGACGTTCGCCGAGCTTGGCACGGCGGCCAATTACAGCCTGAAGTTCAACCACAAGAACGTCAAAATCGGCCTGATTAAGTCCAACGGTTAAGAGGGGAGTGCCCGAAACATGAACAGATTTGTGATTGTGGACGGGCTGCCTTACCTGTACGCCGACGGCAAAACCTACACGGTGCGCTGGGACGAAAAGGGCTTTACGGTTGGGGCGGAGGTTCAGCTCTCCGTCCCTTCTCCCTTTTTTACGTTTTCCGAGCTGTCCGTCAAGGCGAAATGCGCCGGACGGCTTGACAGCATCGCGGCGGTACAGGACGAGCAGCAGGATGAGCAGCAGGATGAGCAGCAAGCCCACGAAACCAAATTGGAAGAGCTGACGGTCGCCGAGCTGCGTGAATTTGCCGAGCAGCGTGGCCTTGATCTCGGTGAAGCCAAGAAAAAGGCGGAAATCCTCGAAGCGATTAAGGGCGTGATGGAATGATTTTGACGGCCGAGGCGCTACGAAAGCACATCGAAACCGACGAAACCGACGACGTGCTGGAAGAAAAGCTGCGGGCGATGGAGCTTTTGATTCGCGCTTATACGAACAACAATTTCCAGCAGCGGGCGGCGCGGCGCGAGGCTGACGTTGTGGGCGGTTTTCTCTACATGGAGGCGCTCCAACCCTTTGATGTCGGCGACACGCTGCAAATCAGCGATTCCGAGCTGAACGACGGCCTCTATACGGTCAGGGCAGCGGATGACGCAACCGTCACGCTCAAAGAAAAGACCTACGACGAAAAGAATGTCCGCGTGACGCGCGTCATCTATCCCGCCGATATCAAGATGGGCGTGGTCAACATGATGAAATGGGAACTGAATAACCGGGAAAAGGTGGGTATCAGCTCTGAAACCATTTCCCGGCACTCTGTGTCTTATTTCGATATGTCCGGCGACAATTCCATTGCCGGATTCCCGAAGGCGCTGCTGGGCTTCCTAAAGCCCTACATGAAGGCGCGATTCGGTCAGGGGGTGCGCGTATGAAGGGCATCGGCGGCAACCTGACGGCCATCATCGAAAAGCGCACAGTGACCAAGAACGAAATCGGCGAGCATATTGAAAGCTGGCAGGAGGCGGAAAGGCTGCGCGGCTGGCTCGATCTTGCTTCCGGCGATTCCCGTTATACGGTATTTTCCGCCAAGGTGCAGCAATCCACGCACGTATTCATTGCGGATTATAAGCCGCTGCCGGATGACGTGACGGCTGAAAATGCACGGGTGACGATTGCGGGCAAGCGTTACGACGTGATGCTGATTGACAACCCGATGGAGCTGGGCGAGGGAAGTCAGCTTGAAATCTATCTCAAATACACTGGGGGACAGTGATATGGCGAATGTCGTCTTTAACGATATGAGCTTGGAGGTCGAGGCGGCGCTTGATGAAACCACTATCGCATGGTTGAACGCATGGGCGGCGGAAATCGCCTCCACGGCGGCGAGAAACTGCCAGATGGATGAAGACGCGGGAAAGCAGCTCAAAGGCTCCTATGGCTTCCAGACGGACGACAGCGCGGGCAAGGCGCAAGTCGGAACACCTCTTGAGGCCGGATATTGGGAAGAGTTCGGAACAGGCGAATACGCGGTTCACGGCGACGGTCGAAAAGGCTGGTGGATTTACTGCCCCGGACAGCCTACCATGGGAGGCGGCCAGACATACGCAACAAAAGAAGAAGCGCTTGCGATGGCTGCTTATATCCGCGCACGGTACAAGAAAGAGGCCATCGTCACCAATGGCCGCAGACCGAGCCATACGCTTGAAAACGCCTTTAAGGGCAATCAGGCGAAGGCCAAAGCCGACCTTGAAGCAAAGCTGAAGGAGAGGATGGAAGAATGACCACTGAAACGATGAAATACATCAATAACCTGATGGGCAGCCTTTCTATCCCATACGCCTTCATGGAATGGAAAAGCAGGCCTCCGGGCGACCGCTATTTCGTCGGCGAGTATACCGAAACCCCAATGGCGACGCTTGAAGAGGACGGGCGGCAGGAAACAACGTTCATCCTCCGGGGCTTTACGCGTGGAGACTGGGGGCTGCTGGAAAAGGACAAGGCCGCCATCGAAAAGAGCGTGGCGGTTACGACCATCCTGCCGGACGGGACGGGGCTGGCCATCTTCTACGGCGGCGGTTATCCCGTGCCGACGGGCGACGCGGAGCTGAAAAGCATTAAAATCAATCTGACCATACAGGAATGGAAGGTGAACTGATATGAAAACGGGTATCAATGGCGTGTCGGTAAACACGCCCAAGAATATCCTCTTCGGTGCTGGCACGATTCACAAGGGTCTGAAGTACGAGGGCGACAAGTGGAACTTTGACGCGAGCATCATCGGCGCGACGAGCGGCGGCAGCAAGCTCTCCATCGTGCCGGAAATCACGAAGGTCGAGGCCGACGGCGTGTTTGTCTCCGCCAAGGGACTGAACAAGAAGACGGGCGAAACGGCCACGATGGAGGTCAATCTGCTGGAGCTGTCCAAGGAGGTCATCACGGCGGCGACGCTGGGCAATGCTGGAACGTCTGCCGATACAAAGTATGATCTCATCGAGAGCAAGGCCGACATCGTGGAGGGCGACTATTGGGAAAACATCGCCTTTGTCGGCGCAACGCTTGACGGCGAGCCGATTATCGCCATCCTCGACAATGCGCTCTGCACGAGCGGTCTTGAGCCGGAGAGCAAAAACAAGGAAGGCGCGGTCGGTAAATTCACCTTTGAGTGCTATGCCGAGCTTTCCGGCGACCTTGAAACGCTGCCGTGGCACATCTATTATCCCAAGGCAACCTAATCAGAAACCAACCGGGCGGGGGCTGCTTCCCTGCCCGATTTTTATAAAAAGGAGAGAGGCACATGGAAAACGTTGAATATACGCTGCGTGATTTGACAGCGGACGATATCTTTCTGGTCGTCAACGTCATCCGAAAAATCGGCATCAAGGAAATGAAAAACTGCTTTGCCACGCCGGAGGTGCGCGAGGCCATCAAGGCCACGATGCAGGGCAGCGATGAAAAGAAGACGGAAGAAAACGACATGACGAGCGTCGGCGTGGCCGTGATGCTGGAAGTCGCGGGCGTGATTATCGACCATCTGCCGGATTGCAAAGCCGAAATCTATGCCCTGCTTGCGGCGCTCTCCGGCATGAAGGCGGATGAAATCGCCGCGCTTCCGTCTCACGTGTTCATGGCGATGGTCAAGGACACCATCAGGAAAAAGGAGTTCCCTGATTTTTTCGCGGATGTGCTCGGATTGTTGAAATAAACGACGTGCAATTCTTTGACCTGATTTTCCGGCGCTATGCCTCCCCTCTCACCCTGCTTGATGGGATGATACGGGGCGGGCGGCTGGAGGAATTTGTCAATGAATTTGTCGGCCTATACAACAAAGAGCAGGAAGATGAAACGCTCTGGAAGATTTGGCTGCATCGGGTTTTCGACCAGTCCTATGCAGATTTCCGCGCGTCTGTCAAATCGGACGCGAAAGCAGCACCAACGCAGGAAGAAATCAAGAGCACCGTCTCGCAATCGTATAACATGCTGACGGGCTTTGACCCTTCTGGGGGTGCAAGAGGTGGAGCTATTCAAGATTCTGGGGACAATCGCGATTGACAACGAACAGGCCAATCGGGCGCTGGAGGAAACGACGGCCAAAGCGGACGGCGCTGGGAAAAAGTCGGAATCCGCCTTCTCAAAGATTGGCGGCGCAGCGCTGAAGGTCGGAAAGGCCGTTGTCGCTGCGGGCGTGACGCTGGGAACAGCGTGGATTGCGGCCATTGAGGGCAGCCGGGAATATCGGACGGAAATGGGCAAGCTGGACACGGCCTTCGTAACCAACGGCCATTCCTCTGACGCGGCGAAAAAAACCTATCAGGATTTACAAGCCGTGCTCGGCGAAACGGACGTTTCCGTTGAGGCTGCGAACCATCTGGCTGTGATGACGGACAACGAAAAGGATTTGCAGACGTGGACGGATATCTGTACGGGCGTTTTTGCGACGTTCGGCGATTCACTCCCTATTGAGGGGCTGACGGAAGCGGCGAACGAAACGGCCAAGGTCGGCGAAGTGACCGGACCGCTCGCGGATGCGCTGAACTGGGCGGGCATATCCGAGGATGAATTTAACGACAAGCTGGCCAAGTGCTCCACCGAGCAGGAACGCCAGAAGCTCATCATGGAGACGCTGAACAATACCTATAAGAGCGCATCCGACCAGTACAAGCAGACCAACAAGGACGTGATGGACGCAAACCGGGCACAGGAAAGGCTCAACGGCGCAATGGCCGAGCTTGGGCGTGTGGGCGAACCCATCCTGACAGCCGTGAAAAACGCGGTTGCGGGCATGGTTGAGGCTGCCGTCCCAAAGCTCGAATCCTTCATCCGCAAAATCAAGGACATGCGCAAATGGATGAAGGAGAACAAGACGACGGTGGACATTATGAAGGCGGGCATTGTCGCGGCGACGGTCGCGGTTTCCGGCTTTGTGGCCGTGATGGGTTTTTCCGGCGCGATGAAGAAAGCATCGGCGGCCATCAAGCTCGTCACCGTGGCCATGAAGGCGCTGAACGTCGCCATGAAGGCCAACGTCATCGGCATTATTATCACGCTGATTGCGGCTCTTGTGGCTGGTTTTTTGTACCTGTGGAAAAACAACGAGGGTTTCCGAAATTTCTGGATTTCGATGTGGGATAAAATCAAATCTGCATGTGGTTCGGCCACCAAGTGGATTAAGAGCAAATTCAACGACCTGAAAGGCGCGGTGAAAACCGTTCAGGATTCCTTCGGGAAGATCAAAAGCGCCATCACCGACAAGATGGACGATGCGCGGGAAAAAGTGAAAAGCGTGATTGACAAAATCAAGGGCTTTTTCCCGCTGAAGGTCGGGAAAATCTTCAGTAACCTGAAAATTCCAAAGATTTCCGTCAGCGGAGGAAAAGCACCTTTCGGAATCGCTGGCAAGGGAAAGCTGCCGAATTTTAATGTGAAGTGGAACGCCGAGGGCGGCATCCTTGACAAGCCCACCATTTTCGGCATGACGGGTGACACGCTGCTCGGCGGCGGAGAGGCCGGAAAAGAAGCTATTGCCCCTATCGACACGCTGCAAACCTACATCCGGGAAGCGGTGCGGCAGGATAACGAGGCCATCATCCGAACGCTCATTGAGCAAAACGGGCTGCTGATGGACTTTCTCCGGCGCATCATACCGAAGGATGTGAGGCTATCCAATGGTGCGCTGGTGGGCGAGCTTCTGCCCCTGTTTGACGCGGGCATGAACGACAGGCTGACCCACACGATGAGGGGAAACACACGATAAAAACTTTTTTATGGAAGATGGGCGGTGAAGCCTATGAACATTTTTGAACTTTTCGGCACCATTGCAATCGACAACGCAAAAGCAAATAAGGCGATATCTGACACGGAAAACAAAGCGAGCGGCCTATCGAATACGATGGAGGCCGCTTTCGGCAAAATTGGAAGTCTGGCCAAGAAAGTCGGTACGGCGGTTGTGGCGGCCTTTGCCGTGGACAAAATCAAGGACTTTGGAAAAGATTGTGCTGAAACCTACGCCAGCATCGCGGCGGAACAGGCATCTTTTGAGCAGATTATGGGCGACTACGCCTATATGGCGCAGGAGAAGATGGATAAGGTCGCCAGCGAGACGGGCATGGTATCTTCTCGCCTCACGCCTTACATGACCAGCATGACGGCGAAATTCAAGGGCTTGGGCTATGGCGTGGATGAGGCGACCAACCTTGCACAAGAGGGCTTGACGATTGCTGCGGATGCGTCGGCCTTCTGGGACAAATCGCTTGATGAATCTATGTCCCACTTGAACAGCTTCATCAACGGCAGCTATGAAGGCGGCGAGGCAATCGGTCTGTTTGCCAACGATACGCAGATGGCGGCCTATGCCGTTAAAAAAGGCATCGTTTCGGAAACAAAGGCATGGTCGGCACTGGATGAAGCAACCAAACAGGCGACGCGCTTGCAATACGCCAAGGATATGATGGCGCAATCCGGCGCAACGGGGCAGGCGGCGAAAGAATCCGGGGAATATGCAAACGTCCTTGCAAACCTGAATGAGCACATGCGCCAGTTTAAAGGTGTTATCGGCAAGCCCATTCTGGAAAAGCTCATTCTTCCGGCAATGCGGACGCTGAACAAGATCATGCCGGGGCTGACGGAAAAGACCGAGGCTTTTATGACGGGATTTTCCAACGGCCTTGATAAAGTTGCCGGGTATTTTAAGGACGTATTCACTGAAGACGGGTTGAACCTCAAGGCGTTGCCGCAAGCGTTCAAGAAAATGGGAACGGACATCGTGTCCTATCTTAAAAACTTGTCCGTTGGCAATGGTGATTTTTTCAAAAATATCGGGCAGAGCATCGGAAATCTGTTCGTCAATCTCAACAAAGCAATCCGTGGGGCACTATCGAAACTGGTTGATGATATTCCTTCCATCCTTTCGGCGGTTGCTAATGCCATCAGTACGGCGTGGCAAAGCGTGGTTTGGCCGCTGATTCAGGGCTATTTCAAGGCGATATTCGGCGTTGATTTGCCTGACTGGAGCCAAATTGCCACGGATATCTCGACAGGATGGAATACCGTTATTTGGCCAGCTATTCAGAATTTCTTCAAAACAGTCTTCGGAATTGAATTGCCGAGCTGGACGGATTTGACGCAAAAGATTTCTGATGGATGGAATAATGTGATATGGCCAGCCATTCACGATTTCTTCAAGGCGATTTTTGAACTCAATCTTCCGTATTGGAGCGATCTTGCTACAAAAATCGCTAACGGCTGGAATGATGTGATCTGGCCGGAAATACAGAATTATTTCAAGGCAACCTTCGGAATTGATTTGCCTGACTGGAATGATCTTGCGCTGAGAGCCGCGCAATGGTGGGAAGATGAAGCCCTTCCAGCCATTCAGGGCTTTATCAAAGCACCGTTTGGTATTGAACTTCAAGACTTCGGAACGGTTGCTGCCAATATCAAAGCATGGTGGGACGATGTGCTGAAAACGGTGGGCGACATTTTCAAATCCATATTTGAAGTAAAACTGCCTTCTGCTTCGGAAGTCGCAGATGGCATCACATCGTGGTGGAACGGCGTAAAGAGCAGCATTGCGGGAATTTTCAATATCAACGCCAATGTCAGCCATTCGTTCGGCGGCGGTTCCTCCACGGGAACAGGCGGCGGAAGATCAATTCCGGGACACGCCAACGGCCTTGATTTCGTTCCACGCGACGGCTATCTGGCGCGGCTGCATTACGGCGAAACGGTGCTCAACCGGGCGAACGCTGACGCATGGAGAAGCGGCACAATGGGCAGCGCGGAGGTCGGGCGGCTTGAAACGGCCATCAATGCTCTTTCCGGCCTGATGCAGCAGATGGTCGCCAATACGCGCGGCGGCCAGCAAATCGTCCTTGATTCCGGCGTACTGGTTGGCCAGCTTGCGCCGCGCATGGACGAGCAGCTCGGCACCATCAGCGGACGCAAAGGAAGGAGGAATTGACCATGATGGGCGTGATTTTCGGAGAAAAACATTCCTATCGGGATTGGGGGCTTGTGCTCAAAAGCCGCCCTGTCATCAGTCCTCCGACCCCGAAAACAAAATTGATTCAGGTTCCCGGCTCTGACAGGGTGATTGACCTGACGGAAAGCCTGACGGGCGCTGTTCACTATGAACTGCGCCAGATGAGCTTTGAATTTCTGATGATTGATGAGCGGGAGCGCTGGCCTATCACCTATTCGGCAATTCTCGCGGCGTTGCATGGAAAGCGGCTCAAGATCACGCTTGACGACGACGCGAATTATTACTACGAAGGGCGCGTCACTGTGGGCGACTTGGAAGCAGACAAGAAGGCCGCGACGCTGACCATCACAGCAGAGGTTGAACCGTACAAGCGGGAGCGCTTCGGCACGGGGAGGCGGTTGTGATGTACAAGATATACGTGGACGGTGCGCTGCTCTGGGCGGATAATGCGGACAGTGTGGAAACGGACATTCTCACGCCCAAGCTGAAGCTGGATGTGAACGGCGCGGGTTCGCTTTCCTTCGTCATGCCGCCGGGAAACTTGCTCTATAACAGCGTCAAAAAGCTGAAATCCATCATAACCGTGGAAGAAGACGGTGACATCATCTTCCGGGGGCGCGTGATGGATGATACGCGGGACTTTTACAATCAAAAGAGTGTCTATTGTGAGGGCGACCGCTCTTTTTTGCTCGACAGCCTGAAAAAACCGTACAGCTATAACGGCAATGTACAGGCATTTTTCCGGGAGCTGGTGAGCGGCCACAATGGGCAGGTGGACGCGGAAAAGCGCTTCACGGTCGGCAATGTTACGGCGGTCGATCAAGCCTTGACGATGGACGCCGAGGACGACAGCTATCAAAGCACGTCGGACGCGATTGAAAACCGCTTGCTTGGCGCATACGGCGGCTATCTGGCGACGCGGACGGCGGGCAGCGTGACTTATCTGGACTGGCTGAAAGAGCCGAGCGGCGCGGATGCGCGGGAAATCAGCTTCAGCGTTAATTTGCTTGAGCTGAAAGACAAGCTCGACGCGGCGGATATCTTTACGGTGCTTTTGCCTCTCGGCGCTTCCGGCATGGACGACGACGGCAACGAGCAAGACCCGGTTTCTATCGCTTCGGTCAACGGCGGCGTTGAGTACATCCAAGACGATAACGCGGTGAGCCTGTACGGCAAAATCTGGCGAGCGCAGACGTGGAGCAACGAAGAAGACCCCTCCGCCCTGCTGACCAAGGCGCAGGAATTTCTGAGAACGGGCGCTTTGCTGCGAACGATTACGCTGACGGCGGTTGATATGCACTTCATCGACAGCACGACAGCAAGCATCCACATCGGCGACAAGGTGCATATCCTATCCAACCCGCACGGCATGGATTTGACGATGACCTGCGCCCAAATGGAAATCGACCTGCTGAACCCGGAAAACACGACGTACACCTTCGGCGAGCCGCCGAGGACACTGACGGAAAACTACGTCAAGACGGATGAGGCCGTGGAAACCGTCACAGGAACGGGGCGAAGGGGCGGCGGCGGTGGCAGCCAAAAGAAAACCGAAGCGAAATTGCGTTGGGCAATCATCGAAGCGAATGAGAAAACCGCGCAGATTAACCTATTGACGCATGACCAAAATGAGCTGACTGGCCGAGTAAGCAACGCGGAAATCCGCCTTGACGGCATCGCCGCAACGATTGACTTAAAGGCAGACAGGACGCTCGTTGATGATCTGGAAACCCGCGTAACCAGCGCGGAGGTCAATATCGACGGCGCAAACGCCGCAATCACCCTCAAGGCCGATGCGAGTATTGTGGACAGCCTTGGAGAACGCGTATCAAGCGCGGAAGTGACAATCGACGGCCTGAACAGCGAAATCGCCCTGAAGGCGGACAAGATCACGCTGAACGGATATGTCACGGCCAACCAGCTTAAAACGGAATTTTCTAATTTTGAAAGCGGCATTTCCGACACGCTCTATGTGCGGGCATTAAGCGCAACCAACTTTGAATGCAACAGTTTGAAACTCGCCGGGTATGGGCTGTCCTTGACGCAAAAAAAAGTTGTGACAAGCGTGAGTAGAACGAGACGCTATGTGAAATCCCCTTCCGACGTATCTATTGAGATTTACGAGTGTTCCGGCGTAAGCACAGATACAATCTACTATGCATCTTGGGAGTGATGAAAATGGACGTGGAAAATATCATTATGCAGCTCGGAAACGTCGGGCTGCTGCTTGAATCAGTGGAAACCAAAGGCGAGCAGAACCTGAACAACCTGCTCGCGGCTATCCAGATCACCCGGAAAACCATCAAAGAGCTGAAGGAGGCGATTGACCATGAAAATCGAAACGAGCAAGGGGAAAACGTTTGATATTGAATTTATCTGCTCTCCTTTCAGGGATGGGAGCAAAGCCATCATTGAACTGGAGGATGCGCGGCCTCTGGCCGAAATCGCCGCTGACTTTGACGGCCTTAAAAGCATCAAAAAAACTGGTTCCGGCAGGGATGACAAGGCCGTCTATGAAATGTATGAAGGCTTTTCTCAGCTTGTAGGCATTCAGCGCGACACGGCAGCGGGAAGTGTACGCCTGACGCTGGCAAAGGAGGCCTGACGCATGGCCGATACCATCGAAACGCGAATCTCCATGCCGCCCGTCGAGTTGAACAAGGGAATCAGAAAGACCTTCTTTGAAACGCTTTTTGTCACAGGAAACAAAAAAGCCCACAGAATCGACGTGCCGCTTTTGCGCAACGGGCAACCCGTTTCCATCCCGAGCGGCGCGAAAGTGGAGGGCTATCTCACCAGATACGCCGACGATGTGACGGTGCGAAATCCGGGCACGGCATCCGGCAATGTGGTGAGCGTGACACTTGAAAAAGGCTGCTATGCGAAAACCGGGGCTTTTGCGCTGACCATCCAAGTTACAGTGGACGGCGTAACCAATACCATCTTCTGGGGCGAAAGCAGCATCTTCTCTAGCGCGGCGGATACGGTCATTGACGGGGATTATATCATCTATGACCTCGCCGAGCTGCTGAAGCGAATCGACGCGATGAAAGCGGCAACCGAGGCCGCAAACACGGCAGCTACGAATGCGGATAAGGCGACCGAGGCGGCAGAGACGGCAACCACGAACGCAGACAGCGCGGTCAAGGCCGCAAATACGGCAGCCACGAACGCGGACAACGCGACGGAGGCGGCAAACACGGCGGCCACGAGCGCAAACAACGCGACCGAGGCAGCAAACAAAGCCGCCGAGAAAATTGATAATATGACCGTGCAGGTTTCCGGGCTTGAAGCGGGTGCGACACCAACGGCAAACTTGGAGCTTGTGGACGGGCATTATAACCTGTCTTTTGCTATCCCCAAGGGCGACAAGGGCAACACGGGCGCGACGGGCGCGACACCGCAGATCACCGTCAAGGTCGTTACAGGCGAACCGGGAACGGCGGCGAGCGTCGCGCAGAGTGGCACGGCGGAAGCTCCTATCATCACCCTGACAATCCCGCGCGGCGACACGGGCAGCCTTGGGAGCCTAACGATCAACGGCAAGACCCCGGACAGCGCGGGCAAGGTCGAGCTGACGGCGGCGGATGTTGGGGCGCGTGCTGACGACTGGATGCCGACCGCAGCGGACGTTGGAGCGCTCTCCGGCACGGACGCGACGCTGACGCAGACAGGGAAAGCCGCCGACGCGAAAGCGACGGGGGATGCGCTTAATCAGCTAAAGACCGATGTTGACGCTAAAATCAATCAATCCGACGCGTTGACATTAGAAGAGATTATGGCGAGCACGGGCTTGTCTAAAAAAGTCGCTAGTGCGGAAGCTGTTAAGGCCATTAAGAATAATGTTGGCACATTGAAACAAGGAAATTTCTACACTGAAAGTAATAAAGGAAATACAATGCCTGCTGTATACGGCGGCTTTATTCGGATTAGTGGCAGAAGCTGGCCGGGAAATTTTGACGGCGATACTTACTATTTCGGGGTTGATGCTGATTCAATTGCATATTCAGGAACACAAATAAATGGCGCTGCACAAGTCACTTGGAAAACGCTGCAAGTGGGGTAATGTATGATTAAAATCAAGATAAACGCCTCGGACGAAATCCGGGAAGTAACGTTTTCGCGGCACAATGAGCATGTTATTGAGCTTGGCGGTATCGCCGACGCTCCAACAACAGGCTTTACGACGTGGCGCATGGACGGCGTGACCCAGCTCGGCGATTTCAGCGGCTACACGACCGTTTACCGCACCCTTGACAACGCGGTGCAGCTCTCTAACGACGGCAGTGTGTACGTCGAGCCGGAAGTGCCGGAACCGGGAGAGCCACAACCGACGCAAGAGGAGCGCATTAAAGCGCTCGAAGACCAGAACGAAACCCTGCTGCAATGCATTCTCGAAATGAGCGAGATTGTGTATGCTTAACATTTTTGGACGGCTCATTATAATGAGCGGAAAGGAAGAAGATATGATGGCTATGTTGTGGGCACAGCAGATTATGCTTGGTAAGAAGACCTACGCGCAGGTTCCGCGCCTGCTCAAGGATAAGGTCAAGGAAGTCCTGATCGACAGCGGTTGCGAAGACCTCGTGACGGAGTGACGCAAGGAAGCCCTTACCGCGCTGCATCGGTTCCTGATGGGAGGCATGTGGCATTAGCCGTTTGTACCATCTGCTTATTTTATCTAGGACGCTTTTATTAACCAACAGCAGCGCCACAGGAAGGGGCGGATATGAAAGGCATCCGATTCGGCGGCCTACATACATATGATGATCTGCATCTGATTTTGAGCAAGAAAGAAATCGGTTCCCCTGCCGTGAAAACCAAAAAGATTGACGTTGAGGGCGCGGACGGGGAACTCGATTTGACGGAATTTTTCGGCGAACCGAAATATGAAAATGTGCGGCACAAATTCGAGTTTTCCACAATTATTCCACAGGCCATGTTCATAACCAAATTCTCGGACATCAAAAACGCACTGCATGGAAAAAAGCTGCAAATCATCCTCGACGATGAACCCGGCGCTTACTATGTGGGGCGGCTCTTTGTCTCCAGCTTCACCGCTGAAAAAGGCATCGGGAAAGTCACGATTGAGGCGGATTGCGAGCCGTGGAAATACAAAGCCGCGCTGACGGTTATCAGACAGACCATTACGGAGGCCGCGACGATCACGCTGGCCAACGCACGAAAGCGAGCCGTGCCGGAAGTACGGATTGAAACGGATGACAAGCTGCGGCTTACTTTCGGTTTCAACGTCTGGGATTTGGGCGCGGGAAGCTATACCCTGCCGGAACTGGAACTTGTGGCGGGCGAGAACGTGGTCGAGGTTACGGGAGCGGGGACGATTACGTTCACCTATCAAGAAGGTGATTTGTGATGTATCGCGTTTATTGTGACGGGCTGCCAATCTACAATGACAAGCTGGAGGGGCTGAAGATTTTCAGCCCCTCTCTTGATCTTGAGCTGAACAAAACGGGGAGCTTTTCCTTCACACTCTACCCCGATCATCCTTACTATGGCAGCATTCAAAAGCTCAAGAGCATCATCACCGTTTATCAGGAGGATTATCTGCTTTTCCGTGGTCGTGTGCTGGATGATGAAATCGGCTTTTACAATGAGCGGAAAGTCACATGTGAAGGAGAACTGGCTTTCTTACTTGACAGCATCAAGCGACCCTATGATTTCACGGGTAGCGTGGAGGAATATCTGGCGCTGCTGCTGGATAGTCACAATGCGCAGGTGGATGAAACCAAGCGCTTTATCCTCGGCAATGTGACGGTGACAGACCCAAATGATTATATCGTGCGGTCAAATATCGACTATACCGACACATGGAAGGAAATGAACGACAAACTGCTGACCTTGCTCGGCGGCTTTCTTTCAGTCCGGCATGCGGACGGCGTGGCCTATCTGGATTATCTCGCAGACTTCGCGCTGCTTTCTCCGCAAAAGATTGAGTTTGGAAAGAATCTGCTCGACCAGAAGCGGATTATCAAGGGCGCGGACGTGGCGACGGTCGTCATTCCGCTGGGCGCAAAACTCAAAGATGCGGAAGGCAAGGACACGGACAAGCGCCTGACCATCGAAACCGTGAACGGCGGCGCGGATTTCATCGAAGATGCAGCGGCTATATCACAATATGGCACGATTGTCAAAACGGTTATTTTCGACGATGTGACCATCGCGGAAAACCTGAAGGCCAAGGGGCAAGCCTATCTTTCAAGCCTTGTCAAGTTGCCTGAATCCATCGAACTGACGGCGGCCGATCTGGCGACGGTGAGCACGTCCTTTTCATCCTTCCATCTGGGAACATACGTCGATGTGGTCAGCAAGCCGCACGGGCTGAATCAGAAATTCCTCGTCCGCAAGCTGTCTATCAACCTTCTCGACCCTGCGGCCAACAAGTTGACGCTTGGCGGCGTATTTGAGGGGCTGGCGGCCTCGCTGAAGGGCTTGACCGATACGCAAGGGAAAATCATCAATGAAATATCCGAAAGCGTCAGAAAGGCTTCTGAAGCCGTCTACAACGTGGAGCAGAATCTTGAATCATCCATCAGGCAGTCCGAAGAAAACATCAAGGCGACCGTCGCGGAGAGCTACTATCTGAAAGACGCAACGGACGCGCTTGTTTCCTCCGTCAGCACGACCATTGAACAGACGAAGGAAAGCGTCGAAATCCAGTTTAACCAGTTTAACGCCGACCTTGAAGCGGTTGCCAACGGCACGGACGCAGAATTTGAGGAAATCCGCAAATACATTCGTTTTGTGGATGGCTCAATTCTGCTGGGGCAGGTCGGGAACGAATTGGAGCTGAAAATCAGCAACGACCGCATTTCCTTCTTGCAGGATGACACGGAAGTTGCCTATTTCTCGGACAATAAGCTCTATGTGACGGATGGGCATTTCATCAACGCGCTGCAAATCGGTGATTTCGCCTTCATTCCCCGCGCCAATGGGAACCTGTCTTTCAAGCGGCTGGATGCGAGGAACACCGGCAGCATCGTCGGATATGCAACCATCGACGCGACGAAAGTCATGTGAGGAGGGCTTATCATGGCATACACAAAGCACGTCTGGAAGAGCGGCGAGGTTATCACGGCGGAGAAACTGAATTGCATCGAGCGCGGCGTGGATTGCCTCGCGAATTGCAGTAACCTATGGACAAACCAAAACCCAGAAGCGGAATTTGCAGCGCAGGAAATCGCCCTCGATTTGGCCGATTTCTGCGTGGTCGAGGTCTGCTTCATCCAAGAGGTCGGCGGGAAGTATGTCAACATCAGCGCAGAGATCGACAAGCGGCGAGCCTATCAGCACGGCGGCGCATGGCATGGCCTCGTGAAATATGGCAATTATGAGCGCACCTTCTCCGTATATGATGACAAAATCGGCTTTTCAGACTGCAAGCACGGCATCAATTACAACGAGAAGCTGATTCCGTACAGCATCCACGCGTTTGAATAAGGCGGTGAGAGTATGGCGGCATCCGGGACAATTACCAAAGCCATACGGACTGGCTATGAAATGCGCCTCGTTTGGAAGGTCGGCAGCCAGTCCGTCGCCAATAACACGTCATCCGTCACGGTACAGGTGCAGCTTGTTTCCAAGGGAAGCAGCTACACAATCAATTCATCTGCCAGCAAGAGCGGAACGGTGACGATCAACGGCACGAAGTACAGCTTCACGTTTTCCGCTGCCCTCTCCGGCAATCAGGTCAAAACAATCTATACCAAGACGGTTACGGTTGCTCACAACGCGAACGGCTCGAAGACTTGTACCTTTGCTTCGACCATCGGCATCAAGGTCACGCTGGGCGGCACATACTACGGCGACGTGACGGCAAGCGGGAGCGGCACATTTGACACCATTCCGAGGGCGACAACGCCCACGCTTTCCGCGTCAAGCGTCAACATGGGCAGCTCCATCACGATCAACATGCCACGAGCGTCCGGCAGCTTTGACCACACGCTGACATATACCTTCGGCAAGGCATCCGGGACAATCGGGACGGGCTTGGGAACAAGCAAGGCGTGGACGGTTCCTCTCACGCTGGCCAATCAAATCCCTTCCGGCACATCCGGCACATGCACCATCACATGCAAGACATACAACGGAAGCGCCTTAATCGGCACAAAGACGGTATCTTTCAAGGCCAACGTTCCCGCTGCCGTCGTGCCGACGATTTCGGATGTCAGCATGGCGGAGGCGGTTGCAGGGCTGGCGGCGCAATTCGGCGTATTCGTTCAGAGCAAATCAAAGGTCAAAATCACCATCAAGGCGGCTGGCGCTTACGGCTCAACCATCACGGCCTATAAGACGGTCGTGGACGGCAAGACCTACGGCGGCGCATCACCTACGACCGGGACACTTTCAAGCGGCACCAAGACGGTCACGGTGACGGTGACGGACAGCCGGGGACGGACGGCGAAGACAACCAAGACGCTTGTGGTCGTCGCCTATTCCGCGCCGCTCATCAAGACGCTTGTGGCCGTCCGAACGCTGGAGGACGGGACGGAAAACTACGAGGGGACACACGGCAAAATCGGGTTTTCCCTCGTCATTTCGCCTGTCTCAAGCAAAAATACGGCCAAGTATACGCTGGAATACAAAGCTAAATCGGCCACAACGTGGATTCCGCTCAAGAGCGGGAGCGACTATATCGCGTCAGGTTCACTTATCACCGACGACGTGATGGACGTTGATTCTGCCTATGATGTGCGGCTATCTGTGACAGACTTCTTCGCAACCGTGCGGAAAACGGTGGAAATCCCGACGGCTTTCACGCTGATTGATTTTCATTCGTCAGGTCGTGGCCTTGCGTTTGGCAAGGTTTCCGAGCTGGCCGGATATGTCGAGTTCGGGCTTCCGGCGCTTTTCCGTCACGGAGAAACACCCGGAGGCGCGAAGGCGCTGGATTCCGGCGTTGATCTGGACAACCTGCGGGAAAGCGGCTTTTACAGCTTCAGCTCGGCGACGCTGGCGACGATGAAGAACTGTCCGATTACATCCGGCGCGTCCGGCTGCATCATCGTCCTTGACATGGGCGCGGATGGGCAGCGCATCCAGCTTGCCGTCCGCTGCTCGGAAACGGGCTTTGAGCTATGGCAAAGGACATACTACTCATCCAAATGGCATTCGTGGACAGAGTTGAGCGGCTTTGATACGGGCTGGAAAAAGGCAACGCTGACAAGCGACTTTGAAACCTACGCCGGAAACGCGGAAAATACGCTGCAATATCGTCGGCGCGGCGGCATGGTGCATGTGAAGGGCGTGGTCACGCCGAAAGCCACACTGGCGGGCGGCACGACGAATTACACCATCACGACGCTTCCCGTCGGGTACAGGCCGCAGACCCAATCAAATTTTGTTTGCCAAGGAAGCGGCGCTGCCGTATGGCTTTGCACTGTGACAGCCGCCGGATTGGTGCGCTTTGCGCGGTACAGGAACGGAAGCGCGTGGGCGGATGCGGTGGCGAATACTTGGCTACCGGTTGATATTTCCTTTATCCTCGAATGACAAAAATCTGGAAGAAGGTCAAGACCTATGGACACGATCATTGTTGCGGTTATCTCTTTGGCAGGAACTTTGATGGGCAGTTATTTTTCAAACAGCAAAACGACCGCCCTGCTATCCTACCGAATGGAGCAGCTTGAAAAGAAGGTTGAAAAGCACAATTCCGTTGTTGAGCGGACGTATAAGCTGGAAAAAGACGTGGAAAAAGCGTTCATCCGAATTGATGAATTGCGGGAAGATATCCACCAACAGGGATAAGAGAAAAGGCCGGGGCGGTTGCCTCGGCCTTATTTTTTATATGGTCAATTTGAATGTACGGCCATATTTTTCTCTTTTAATCTTATTTTCTTTGAATAACGTTCTGCAAACATCCTGAACATAATCTTTTACTTCTGGGTTAAAGTGTGCATAAAGCTCTGTCTGGACAATACCGGGGTTATTTTTTACGATTTCGATAACTTGCTTTTTCAAATCAGGAATCAATATGTTTTCTATATATTGTCTTTTTTTATAGTTTTCTTCTATTTCGTCAAAATGTTCTTCAAGATAATGCAATTCAGATTGCAGTTGCTCCACCTTATCAGATTTTGCCCATGAGCTTTCAAACCAATAAAGATAACATTCACCTTTCTTTTTATAAATTCTCTTCGCATCTTCGAAATATTGCAAAAGGGATTTTAAGGCGGCATATTTTTTTGCCGGTTCCCCATATTGATATTTATAGTATTCTCCATAAAAATACATGACTTCTTTTTCTGCGTCTTTGATGAAATCCTCATGCACAAACACCCAACCAACGGGCAACTCACCTTCCGGTGTGAGCTTGCTCATATCTCTTTCTTTGCTAATTAAATCCTTGTATTTCTGGCGTTTGTTTTCAGCAACATCGTTTGTCTGGCTCTGCGATGGAATTTTTTTCTTGTGAAACTTGAGAAGAATAAAAACAACGACAACGATTAAGATGAGCGCGGACATGGTAAGACCACCTTCACACAGAATTTGATATCTCTATATTGCACAAATCCAAATGATTGTCAATAGATTCTGTGATTTTGACGAAAATGTAAAAAAGACGCGCACCCGATGGATGCACGCCTCTATTTTTGCTTGTGGTTAATTCTTGCGCCGTTCGGTGCTAGAATTAACCACAAACAGAGGTCAAAAAAAAGTAATGTCTTTGATATCCCTTTTTCCGTATCTGCCTTTGCCCCAGTCGATTTCAATTTCTTCGATGAAGGAACGCCAGAAAGAGCGCTTGTGTTCATCGTCCAGCGAGTTATACAGATCACGCCAGCCGGATTGAAAAAGGCATTGAATCCGTTCATAATCGACATGACCCATTTGCTGCTGCTCGGCTTGTGCCGCTTCGATTTTCTCCACGATGGCATCATATTTCCGATCATATTCCTCTGCGGATTTGATACGATTTTTCTGCCATGAGTAATTGAGACGGTCTAGCTCGGCCTGTAACTCGGCGACATTATATTTGCTTGTTTTTTCGCTTTCCGCTTCGATAGCATTTACTTCAATCATTTTTCTGTCAACAATGCTTTCGATTTTATCAAGGAGGACTTTTTCAAGGGTTTCTTCAAACACGGTATTTCCATAATCACATTTTTTATCGCGGAGTTTTGAGTTGCATCTATATGTCTTATATGTGACGTTTCTTATCCCTTTGTTTGGACTGTGCGTCCCACCTGTGAGCCGCCTTCCGCAATTTGGGCAGAGAATCAACCCGGAAAAAATATAGGTTCTTTTTTCGCCTGTGTCCCTTGGCGTTCTGGATATGAGCTTTTGCAAGCGGTCAAATTCTTCGCGGCTGATGTACGGTTCACAGTAATTCGGATTTCCCTTGTATTCTCCGCAAATCATTTCGTTTTTGAGCATGTTTATACACGCGTTATAGCTCAAACTCATACCGTATTTGTTATTTACATAGGACATCGCGCCCCTGATTGCTCCATGTGTCAGAGCGTGATTGATTAAGTCCATCGCGATTTCTTCGTGCTCTTTGGCAATGTACTTGTGACGCTCGCCATTTTCCGGCGCAGAAACCGTATAGCCGAACGGCAAGCACTGTGCGCCAAAGAGCGGCTGGCCGGATTTGATCTTGTATTCATTGACCATGCGGATACGTTCTCCGGCTTGGTCGGCCTCAAATTGCGCCATCGTGAGCTTCATATTGACGAAAGCCTCGCCGGACGGAGTGGAAAGGTCGTATTTTTCCTCGGTGGCCGTCCAGATCACGCCGCCGACAGCCAAGCGCTTCATGCACTCGTGATACTCGGCGACGGAGCGGAAGAAGCGGTCGAGTTTAATAAAGATGATGCGCTTGAATTTTCCTTTTTCTGCGTCCTGTATCATGCGTTGCAATTCAGGGCGCTTTTTGATGAGCTTGCGGCCAGACACACCTTCATCCTTGTACCACTCGACGATCTTCATGCCGTGCTTTTCGGCGTATTCCGTCAGCTTCTCAATTTGCGCCTCAATGGATATGCCGTGTAGCTTTTGCTCCTGCGTGGACACGCGGATATAGGCGGCGACTTCCTCGATATACTGATTTCTTTTGACTTGCTCTTCTATGATTGACATTTACGATTCATCCCTTTTGTCGTTTATCGGTTTCTCCTTCTTACTATCTATCAATCTGCCCTGCAAGATAATCAGGGCGGCGGTGGAGGCCAGCGCGAAAACGCAAAGCAACATCGCCAAGGGCGAAACGCTGCTGCCTCTGATGAGGCCAATGTCTTCGTTGCTGGCATCCATGGCGATGTAAAACATCAGCGCCACAACCAGAAGCACGCAAAGCGCAATGAGGCACTGTGAAACACGCCTCCACGCGGCAATGGATTCTTCGAGCCGTCGCGTGATGTCCTTCTCGTGCTTCACCTCGGTTTCGAGGTCGTGGGCGTGTATGGTCAGCGCGTCGTCTGCCTCCGGCGATGGGGAACAATCAAGCTCCGCGTCCGTGCAGCCGGAGAGCAGGCGGATAATGGGCTGGATGGTTGAGAAGCGGACATCCGACCCGGAGGACGAAAGCAGCCTGTCAACCGTGCCTTTCGGCACATTCGTTGCGGCGGCGATATCCGCATTGGATAAGCCGAGGCTCTTCTTTCTGGCCTTGCACCAGATCAGCAGCTCGTCGCCTGTCATGGTCAGCAAACGTTTGAGACATTCCCTGCCGGGGTTTTGGCAATTCAGACATTTCGAGTACACGGCAAAGCCTTCTTTCTGTAAACCCGTCCTTTCATGTGCAATTCTTCCCGTTACATCATATTCGATTCGTATACATTTTTATGACTGGGTATAAAAAATCACATACGATGTGAATACATCACCTTTGCCCGTTGCGATTATCCGCGCGGGGTGATAGGCTTGAATCAGGGTCGAAACGGCCTATCTTCCAGAAATGCGGGGGCGTTCGGGTGGTGCTGCTGCGCTCCCGCATTTTCCCAAAAACTGAAAATTACGAATGTAGGAAATCGTATTGCAAGACAAAAATTATGCGTGTATCATATTTTTTGTCTAAAATCAAGCGGAAAGGGGCAAGCCCAAAATGAGCGCTATTGACCAGCTTATATCTTACATACAAACCCTAACCCCCGAACAGGTGGAAAAGGTTATTTTCCAGATTCCACGATTGTCCGAATTACTGATAGAATCATCGCCGCCTTGTCTTCCGGGACAGTCCGCACAAAATCCATAAGCTCACGCATATTGTCGGAAAGCCCCTCGTCTGCGTCGGGCTTTTTTTGCTGCTCTTCCGGCGGCTTTTCTTCTATCAGGTCGGATTTCTGGATTCCGAAATAATCCGCCATGATTTCGATTCGATCTATGCGCGGGTATTTCTTTCCGTTCACCCACTCCGTCACGGTGGAATATGGAAAGCCCCATATATTCGCAAGCTCCCGCCTGTCTTTTCCAGATTGCTCGATATAGTATTTCAGATTCTTCGAGAATATGGCCTTGTTGCCAAGTGCGCTCAACCTCATCACCTCCTTCCACCTATATATTACACCTAAAGCGGCATAATTTCAATAAAAAAAGAAAAAAATTACGCTTTTAGTGTTGACAAAGTTATTCTGAAATAGTATTATGGTATCGACGATAACGCTTAAAGCGTTTTGAAAGGCAGGTGACAAATGTGAGGATTTCATTGAAGGCTGCAAGAATCAACAAGAATTTGACGCAGGAGCAGGTGGCGGACGAGCTGAATGTCACCAAGAAAACCGTTGGTTCTTGGGAAAAAGGGAAAACCCGTCCAAAGCTGGAAAAGATTGAACCTTTGTGTGCGCTGTATGGCGTAACTTATGACGACATCGCGTGGAATGTCTAATTTTTTTACCACGTATAACGCTTTAAGCGTCACGAGGGAAGGAAAGGAGCGAGTGAATGAACGAATTGCAGGTTTTTGAAAATGCCCAGTTCGGGCAGGTGCGAATCATCGAAGAAAACGGCAAGCCGTTGTTTTGCGGTTCGGATGTGGCGAAAGCGCTTGGATATATGCGCCCAGCCGATGCTCTTGCTCAACATTGCAAGGGGTCGGTAAAACGCCGACTCCTTACGGCGGGCGGAGAACAGGATGCAAAGTTTATTCCAGAGGGCGACGTTTACCGCCTTATTGCTCGGAGTAAACTCCCGGCAGCGGAACGATTTGAAAAATGGGTATTTGATGAAGTCCTTCCCAGCATCCGAAAAAATGGCGGCTACATCGCCGGACAGGAAACCATGACGGACGACGAGCTGCTGGCCAACGCCTTGATGGTCGCCCAGCGGAAGATCGCGGCGCGGGATAAGCAGATCGAGGTGCAGGAGAAGCAAATCGAGGCCATGCACCCGAAGGCACTTTTCGCGAATGCGGTCAGTGCGAGCAAAACGTCCATCCTCATCGGAGACCTCGCCAAGCTGCTGAAGCAGAACGGCGTGGATATCGGCCAGAAGCGGCTTTTCCAATGGCTGCGGGAAAACAAGTACCTCATCAGCCAGAAGGGCGCGTCGTATAACAGCCCCACCCAGCGAAGCATGGAAATGAAGCTCTTCGAGGTCAAGGAAACGACCATCACCCACGCCGACGGCCACATCACCATCAACCGCACGGCAAAGGTGACGGGCAAGGGGCAGGTTTATTTCATCAACAAGTTCG